TGGTCCACCACAGTTTTTTGCAAATGGGAAAGCGGGAAAATACCTCTTTCCAATGGCCTAGACCGGATCCCAGAATCCAGTGTTGTTTCAAATAAAACCCGGCATTATGCCAGGCGGTCCACCGGGAATCCGAAAAGATGCGGGGGCGGTCCACGAAACTGAAAAAGAGAATGGCCACCATGGTGACGGCGGCCAGGGCGGTCCATTTCACCCAGGGCGGTATAACGGTCAGGGTCAGCAGATAAAAACCGGCGCCCACCATAACGGCCAGGGCGGGTCCGGAAGATGCCGCCAAGACCAGGCCATAACCGATAACGGGGAGTAATATCCACCACCGGGACCGCAAAAAAGCCGGAAAGGCCAGGGCCAAAAGGGCGCCCGTGCTGTTCCTATTTCCCATGAGGCCCACGGGGACTAGGTTATGTTTGTGGTTGGTGGAAACAAACCAGGGATCCATCCCCAGGTGCTGCACCGTCTGCATGGCCACATGACATAAGGCCATGATGCAGATGGCGTTTAGTATGGTGGGGATGGATTTCTGGGTGACGGCTGCGGCCACCACAATGTACCAGATGGCGGCATACAGCACGGCATTGAAGGCCAGATAACTGCTGCGGTCATAAAAGGGGAAGACAAAAGAAATCGTTGAAAGAGCCAGAAAAGCGGCCCACCAGCGATTAATATGCCATAGGGTCATGACCACGGCCCCGGCCACTGCCATCTCAAAAAGAAGACGGCATAACAGCCGGATGTCGTCGCACGGGTAGCGCACTACCCCGGAAAAGAGGATGATGGCGCCCAAAACCCATGCGGCGGATTTACTGTGTATCTTTGGCCAGGTAATAGAACGCAACGCCCTTTACCTCCAAATCACCTGTGCCGTCGGCCACATCATCCCGCCAAACGCGGAGGGTGATCCATTTTCCGGCGGATAGGGCCGCAAAATCAGTGGTCACGGACAGGGTCACCTCGTTCGGGGTGGCGGTGGTGCCGGCCAGGGCCACGGGGGTCTGGTTGGTGGCGCTGGCGTCGATGGCCTGATTGTCTCCGTTTACATACACATCAAAATCAATCTGGTTCGGGGTGGTGGAATTGCTCTCGGTGGCCAGAATCTTGAAGGCACCACCGGAACTGTAATCCACCGGAACCCTGAAACTGACCATGGCAGGGGTGGTTTCCCCATCGGCCCAGACTAAATTGGGGATGTAGTCATCCACCTCAACCCCAGGCGCGGAGGTGGCGGAAAGAATTGGGTCCACGTTGGTGGTGATAAACCCCAAAAGGGGCAGCTGGACCGTGGATGTTTGGTAATTAAGAGTCGCTTCCGTTCCGGCGTCATCCTTAAAGCAGAGGGTCATATCCCCGCTGATGTCCCGGACATACCACCGGCCCGCGCCCGCCCCGGGGGTTCCGGGGGTGGTGGACTGTTCCACCAGATCCATGAATCCGCGTTGCAGGGCGTTGGTCCATGTTTTGTTATAATAGACCGCGGCAGCCGGTACGCAGAAAAACACGATCAGGGCCGCGGCGATACAGATGGCGCTGATCTTTTGAGGTATTCGCTTTTTAAACATGATGATCGGCCTCCTTTCGCCGGTTACGGTTAAGCGATTACGGCGTCGATGAGGTAGGCCACATCGGTGCAAACGGCCTCATCATCATAAGATGTTTCCACTTCAATCCACTCCCCGCCGCCGCCCTTGGCTTCGTCGCGGTAGGTGCGGACCTGGTAACCGGTTTCCGTGCTCATCTGGTTCCACCGGAATGTCTTCCACGCGCTGACCCCTTCAAGGCTCGGGGCGGGGTCCACATAGGCCAGGACCACGTCTTTTCCCCATACATAGGAATAACTGGCGGTCTGTGCCTTGTTGGCGCTGTTGTACTTGGCTTTTCCGATCAGCAGCTTGTCCACCTCAAACAGCTCGGCCACCAGTTTCTCGGTCACTATGGCCGCGTTGGCCTTGGTGCTGCCACCGGAAATGCGGTCCAGGATCTGGGGGTGGTTTTTCAAAATGGCCCACACTTCCTGGCCCATGATGCAGACATTGGGCTCCTGGAAGCAGGCGTTGCGGCCCGTTTCGATGTTGGCTAAAGGGTCGCTGGTGGCGGGGGAACTCCATTGGTCCCCGCCCGCGAGCTGGGCCCGATAGGCGCCGGCGTAACTGGCGTAAGTGGTGGTCAACGCGGCAATCACCCGCTCGTAACTGAGCAACAGGAGATCGGTTAAGAAGTTGACGGTTCTGCGGCGGGGATCAACGCCCGGATCGGCGTTTCCCACCAGGCCGTCTGGGAGAAATTCCCGGAGGGCATGGTCAACGCATCCATAAGTTGCGGTGGCTGCGGACCAGTCCACCTCATTGGCCTCATCCTTGGGGCCACGGAGGGTTTCGGGGATGGTGAACTTGTCCTTTTTGGTATAGGACATGTATTTGTCGCTTTTGTTGAGGACCGGCACGAAAGGGACCAGAAGGCCGGCGATCAAGCGGGCGTTCTGGTATTCCACCGCAAAATTACTAAGCGGGCGGTCTACATGTACTTCTGAGTGTAAAGGCATGGTAAATCCTCCTTGAATGTAAAATTAGGGTCTAAAAGTGCCCAGGGGTTATGCGGCCAGGTATTGCGCCCCCACCAGTTGCACTTCGATTAGGTCCCCGTCGGCGCTGCTGGCTTCCATGGCAATGGCGAAATACCATTCCTTGTCGCTGTCGGCCTTGATGCCGTGGTAACTGGCATTGCTGTTGATCTTGTCACCGATGGCAATATTTTCGCTGTTTCCGTCCACCACCAAAAGGCTGGTCCCCTCGGTGGCCACTTCGGCTTCTTTCCCTTCGGCGGACGGGTCATTTTGCAGGACCCCCACCGCGTCGCCATTGGAATAGTCAATCTGTTTGCTGGTGTCGATTTTCACCGCATGGTACTGGTAATCGGATAAATCCCTGGCGGCTTCCCGCGTGATAAGGCCCTTCGGTTTGGCCTGCACGCCTCCTGCTGCATAAGTGGTCATAATGTGCTCCTTTCGCTGGTGCTAGAATCTATTTACGGTTTTTGTAAATTTGATACAGTTTGGGGTTTTCGCTGCACGCCTGGTCAAAGGCCCGGCTAAACAGCCCGCCCTTTTCCGCCTGGATGGTTTTGGCGGCGGCGGTCAATTTGTCCCCGGCTTCATCCGCGTTCTTTGCGGTGTCATCCGCAGGGGGCGGCGCGTCCGGGTCGGCCACAAAGTCGACATCGGGCGGTGCGTCATTGGCCAGGTCCTTTTCCGTGGTGGCGCGCAGGCTCTTTTCCGCCTGAAGGACTTTCACGGCGGCCTGTTCCCCGGTGGTGGCCCCATCAAACCTGAGGGTGTCGATGAGGGTTTCGTGACCGGGGATGAGTTGATCTTCCACGGCCTTGATGCGGTCGCGCTCATTTTCGGCGCCTTCGATGGTCCCGGCTTTTCGGCCTTCCTCGCGGGCGGTGTCTGTGGCTGCAAGCTCACCGGCTTTCAGCCCTTCGGCGCGGCCTTCGTCAAAAACAGCCTGGTAAACGTCCGGGTACTTCTCTTTGAATTCTGCTAAATTAGGCATGGTGCCCTCCTATGTTGTGATTTAAGTTAATAAGCCAGTTGTCCTTTTCCGTGGCTTCCACCATTTGGGGAACCACATGATTCATGAGCCGGTCAAAAGTGGAAACACCGTCCACCAGCCCGGCGTTGATGGCTTGCTGTCCGATGAACATCCGCCCGTCGGCCATGTTTTTCTGTACGGCTTCGGGGGTTTTGCCCCGGTTTTCCGCGACGGCGTCCACAAAGAGGGAATAAAAATAATCCACCCGGTCCTGGATGGATTTGAGCCCGTCCTTGCTTAGGGGTTTATGCTCCGTGGCAATCCGCTTATATTTCCCGGCATAGACTTCCGTGGTCTTAATGCCCTGGCGCTTTTCATATTCGGAATAATCCACATGGGTGGCCACCACCCCGATGCTGCCCACGGTGGGGGTCTTCCCGCTGATGTATACTTTTTCCGCGGCGGAGGCGATCCAGTAGGCGGCGGAAGCGATCATGCCGTCGGTCCAGGCCACGATGGGTTTCTTGTGCCTGGCGGCCCGGATGAGGTTGGCGGCGTCTTCGGTCCCATCGACAGTCCCACCGGGGGAATCCACGTCCAGCACAATGGCGTTGATGTCCGAGTCACGAATGGCTTCCATGAGATCATTTCCCAGCTTCTGGGTGGATACCCCGCCCGAAATCTGGGAAAACAAATTCATCCGTTTGGCGATGATCCCGTGAACAGGGATGATGGCGGTGTTGTTGTGCACTTCATAGGGTTTCTGTTCGTTATCGAGAGGCTTCCCGATGGCGGCTTCAACGGCCTTAATGTCGATCTTTTCCCCACGCAGGTGGGTCGAGTATATTTCCTGAATTTCAAAGAGGCTTTCCGGCACGATGGCCCATGGGCTGGTCAGGATGTCAAATATTTTCATTTTTGGGGGCTCCATTTTCAGGTCCGGGCGGTTTTTGTTCCACAATGAGCCCGGCGTCTTTCCGGGCGGTAAATTCCTTGACGCTCTGGGGGTGCTTCTTTTCCCAATCTCCCCCGGTCATCTCGGCGGTGACCTCGGAAAGAGTGGATACTCCCATGTTCACGCGTTCATGGGCGGCCTTGATTTCCTTTAATTCGTCGATCTGGCCTTTGGCGGGTCCCACCCATTGGGCACCCAGGTACGCCTGGCGGCGGGCGGGGTCGGTCAAAAACCCCGGCGCTGTAATGCGCCCCAATGCCACGGCCTCGGTCATCCAGATCTCATAAATCTGTCGGTGGAAGTTGTCGGCCAGCCATTTGCGCTGGGTCATGAAATATTTCCAGGCTTCGAGTAAAGCGGCGCGAGCTGCGGAGTAACTGGCGGTGAAGTGCTTCACCAGAATTTCAAAGGGGAGTTCCAGGGCGGTGCCGATTTGGCGCAAAATGGCCTGGGTGAAGGGGTCAAAACTGTCGTTGGGGCGTCCGGGGTTGCTGTCGTGGATACTTTCCCCCGGAGCCAGGCCGATAATACTGCCGTTTCCCATTTTATAATCATCGTCTGAGGTGGTGCTGCCCGTTTCGTCGCTCATGTCGGTCAAATCAAAGGTCGGGTCGCCGGATTCCGATTCTACGAATACGGTGAACATGCCGGAAATCACCGCGGCCATCAGCTCCGCGTCGGTATAGCGGGATAATTGCTTCAACGGTTCGATGACGGGCGCAAGATCCGGCACGCCCCGGGATTGACCGGGGCGCGTGGGGTGGTAGAGATGCAGGATATTTCTAAGGCCCAGACGTGACCCGAAAGCGGGGACGGATTGGAACTTCCGGGCGGCGGTGTACGTGGTGGCCCCGGGGTGGGGGGTAGCGATGTGGTACTTGGTGGGCGCCCCATACTTGTCTTTGGATATGCCACCGGCAAGCGTGTTGCTGTCCGGGGCGTATTTGGGGTTTAAGACCCGGTCCGCTTCAATGACTTGAAGCGATAAGGCATAAGGGCGATTTTTCCGTTTGATACGGGGCAACAAAATAAAGACATCCCCGTTTTCCTTGGTTTGGCGGTAGACCAGGGATGTCATGGCGTCACCATTCAAGGTGCGGGCGGCGTCCAGGTCTTTGTGGTCCCAGAAGAGATTCCATTCCCGTTCGATGTTGGCTTCGAGGGCGTCGGCTTCCGGGTCGCTGAGTCCCAGGGTCGCCCGGTCGATGCGGGCCTGGAGGCGGAAACCGGTCCCCACCACGTTGGTCACCTTGGTGTTGATAGCGCCTGCGGCCAGGGGCGTGTTGCGGATCATGTCCCGGCTGCGGGCGCGGAGCGTGGGAAGGTCGGTTAATATATCGGTGTCGGCATCGTATGCCAGGGGGTTCCATTGTTTGAGACTGCGGCGGCTGCCACCGGCGCCCGTGTAACCACCGGATATTGCCAGGGCCATGCGGGCCTTTTGGCGGCGGGCGGCTTTGACGGGGTTAAAATACCGGATGGCCTTGTCGATCAAGGTCGGTTTGGGGGGCGTTATCCGCATGGGGTCGCTCCCGTTACGCGGATACCGCCACGGGTTAAGCGTTTGACCTGCTTGTCCCAGAAGACGATGTTTTCGCGGATTTCTTTGGCATTGGCGCGGGTGAGGTTTCGCCCGCCTATGATGTAGGCCTGGCTCGTTGTCACGGCGTCATCCGCTGCCATCCAAAGGGTCAATTTCGCTTCTGCGTGGGCTAAGGTGATGCCTGCCATTGATGCTCCTGTGATTAAAAGGATATCCTGGGGAGCATCATAAGCCCGGTTTTTTGGGGAAATGGGCGATTTGGGGTGTTTTGGGGGTTATTTATAGGTTAATTATAGGTAAATGATTGGTTAAAGTTCTTGACACGGCTTTTCGTCGATAATTTGGTCCATGACTTTTCGCATTGACACGGCAGTGTATTTTTTAAACCAATCGTTAATGTTATCGGCGTGGGCCACCCATCGGTTTCCCTCAAAACGGGCGGGCATACCGGCGGTGATGTATTTTTTAAATGTTTGGGGGCTACATACCCCCATGAAGTCCATTATTTCCTGTTGGGATATTAAAATCTTTTGGCTAGTCATTGACCCCTCGGTTGATCAGCCGGCGGCGGGTTTTGCTGGCTCCCCTGGCGGCTTTTAATGGTTTCCAATGACGCACAAAAATATCGGCGGCGGCCCAATTATAACAAGAGCAATCCCAGGCGTGATTATCCTTTCCGGACGGGCATTCCCACAATCCTTTATCGTTCACGAATTCCGCACACATCTGGGCGGCCCAGGAAAGCGGGGTTTCACTGTGCAGGTGCCAGGCGCCCGGATCGGCGGGGGCCACTTCCAGGCGCCCGGAAAGCTGGTCTTTGTAGAGGTTGACGTTTAGGCGCAAAATCTGGATCCCACCGGGGAAGGGTTTATTCGTGCCCGGTATCTTATCCTGGCGGGTCCAGGCGTGGGTCCCGGTCATCCTTCCCTCGCCCTTGATGGGGATCACGGCCCTGCCATGCTTCCGGCACCACTGGTAAACTTCCCAGGTGCGGTGTCCGCCCGAGTCGATCACCACCAGTTGGACGGGATATTGCTTCTTATTCACGTCGAAATACTGGTCATCAAACAGGACTTGTTCCAGGGCGGCAAAATCACCCTTGTGGTCGCTGGGGACGTATCCTTCCCGGATCTGCCAGGATTCAAAGTTTTTCCCCCAGGCCCTTATCTCGTACCAAAAG